AATCACAACCAGGCAGTTGCTATGTTAATCGCGACTTCCTTGGATCTAGGCTTGAACCACAGGAGATTCAGTCACTACTTCAGCTATACACTGCGGGCACAATTACGCAGGAGACGCTACTTTCTCAGCTAAGTGAAGGCGAAGTATTAGGTGATGATTTTGATGTTGATAACGAGCTTGATGCTACGCAAAATGGCGGCTTACTGGATGAAACAGAATCCACATTGATAGAAGAATCCACACCTAACGTCTCCTGATATTTGTGCCAGAATAGGTGCAGCATAATTGGATCTATGAGCAGCAACACTGATCGCCGCCTACTTCAATACACACAGCGCAAGTTGCCCGACAATGTATTTGCAATTATCCGAATGACTTGGTTCTATGATGGCGTCTTAGAATCAGTGGAAGAGGTGCGACTAATTGATGAAGGATTGGAGACATTAAGTGGATTCATTGATTGCATGAAAAGCGCGATAGAAGCTGGCGCAGACATTTGCATAATTTCGCCATATTCAGCAGCAGAGATCGGCCTTGAAGAAGAAGATCAATGACTGTCCCCGCTGAGCTTTATAGAAATGCGATTGATCTCAATCGTTTCAGCAATTCTGTGGCTCGCCGTATTATCAATGTTTACAATGACATTATTGTTGACGCTGTAAATCAACTCAAAATTATCGACGAACTTGGTTTAGATGACGCGAATCAATTGTTCCGCGCCGCAAGGCTGAGAAGTGTACTCGCGCAATTAAAGGAATCACTCACAGGTTGGGCCGGTGACGCAAGTAATTTCACGGCGACAGAGTTGCAAGGCTTGGCGATATTACAAACAGATTTTGTGACTCAGCAGTTAAGAAACGTAATACCTGCAGGATCGCGCTCTTTAGTCAATACTGTTGAGGTTTCGGCTGACTTTGCACGTACTGTAGTCTTGACCGATCCTACTGACATAAACACAGTTGTCTTGAGCGACGATCTGTTTAAATCGGTTTATGGTGTAGAGCAGGGCGCTCAACGTGTGGTAGGACGTTCGACTTTTAACTTAACTTCGTTACAGGGAAGTGCGATAACGCTACCAAATGGCAAGATCATCGACAAAGCGTTCAGAGGCTTGGCGATAAACTCTGCTGAAATGTTTGCTCAAATTACGCGACAAGGGCTCTTATCTGGCGAGACTTTAAATCAAATATCACGCCGACTAAAAGGAAGACTTAAATTTGGTGATTATGCCCCATTGTCAGTCGGTCAAGTGAGAGCTGCTGGTCTGTCTATTAAGCAACTACAACAGGCAGGTGGCGAGCTAACGTCTGTCGCCAATCATCAGGTGCAAACTTTAGTGAGGACGAGCGTGAATCAAATTAGTAACATGGCTGCAATGAATGTATATGAGGCAAACACCGACATCACAGAAAAATATCAATACGTGGCGACATTGGATGCACGAACAACAGCAATATGTCGCGCTTTAGATGGTCAAATGTTCGAGTATGGTAAAGGGCCTGAACCGCCACAACATTTTAATTGCCGCTCAACAATTGTAAGTGTAATCGATTATGACAATTTACCCTTTGATCCACCTGATGATGAGGGTATGAGGTCCGCTATTGGTGGCATGGTTCCTGCCGACACAACATATGGTGATTGGATCGCGAAGCCTGAGAATGTTGCAATTAGGGTCCGAGCGTTAGGCAAAGGTAAGGCCGCTTACTTTGACAAATTAAGGCGCCAACCAGGCATGAATCCACAGAAAGCCTTGCAGAAACTTGTGCGTGACGATGGCAGTGAGCTTTCATTGGCCGACTTGAGGTCTAGATATGGGAACATAGCGCGAGACAATTAAACTGAACTTAGTTGTTTTGTCACCATGCCTTACCCATACACACATAAGTCCGCGACTGCAGTTAAAACAACCAAGAAAAAGTCGACTAAAAAAGTAGAGAGCAAAGTCGATTAAACTGAGTTAGTTGCGCCAAACACATGCCACAAGGTCCAGGAACATACGGATCCAAGATGGGTCGGCCACCTAAGAAGAAGAAAACTAAAAAGGGAGCTAAAAAGTGAATGTTAAACCGGCAAAAGGCAGCCGTGTTAGCTGGCTATATCGCGGTGTAAGAACCTTCGGGGAGGTCACTGGTTATGCGGGCAAAAAGGGAACAATTAAGGGGCCTTCAGGAGGCTCAGTAAGTCGCGTTGGCAGCAAAGAAGATCCTGTGGTCCGCATTAAATCAGAGAGTACAGGCAACCCAGTTCTCAAGAAACAGTCAGAACTCAGCAAAGCCGCGAAAAAAAGCAAAAAGAAATAACGCTGCAATGACTGAAAGTTGCTGGGAGCTTACGGTGAGCGCAGACGCGATTCGTTTATTGAGTCGCTCTGTGTCTTTGTATTTAGAAAAATGGCCTGGCTCTGACCCTGAAGAACAAGAGGCTTTGATAGAGCTGAAGACGTTACTTTCCACCATGGTCCTGGAAACTCTTTATGATGAACAGTCGCCATGAGCCAGAAAGACTCGCGATTAAAGAGGTATGGTTTGTCTGGTTATAACAAACCCAAAAGGACACCTGGGCATCCAGAAAAATCACACGTTGTACTGGCGAAATCAGGGAACAAAATTAAGCTGATTAGGTTCGGGCAACAAGGCAAAACTGGCAGCCCAAAGCGCGAGGGTGAATCTGAGGCAGATCGTAAGAGGCGTAAATCATTTAAGGCGCGTCACGCAAAAAATATTGCCCGAGGCAAAATGAGTGGATCTTATTGGTCAAATCGTGTCAAGTGGTGAAGTTGTCGTTTTGGCGTTTGTGCATAAGAAGCATAAAATGGCTTGTTAAATCCGCTTAAACATGTCACAAGAAGAAACTTCAGTGGAGCAGAGTGTAGATACGCGCAAGCTAGAGGACGAACTAGAGGCAATGCGCAGAAAAAACGCCGAGCTTTTGGATGAATATAAGAAAGCAGTCCAGTCAGCAAAAGCCATTCCTGACGGCGTAGACGTTCAAAAGCTGATCGAATTTAAGCAAAGAACTGAGCAATCAGAGCTGGAATCAAAGGGCAAATACACAGAAGCACGGCAAGCTCTTGAACAACAATATCGCGATGCTGCAGCAGAAAAAGACAACAGAATCCAAGAACTTGAGGCGCGAGTCAAGGAGCTTGAGCTTATTTCGCCAGCCATCACCGCACTTGCTGATGTTGTCTACGACCCTGACATGGTACTCAAGACAAAGCTATCATCTGACAAGATTGAACGTGAGGCCGATGGAACTGTTGTTGTTGTTGATGGTTATGAGCGTAAACCAGTAACTGATTGGGCGAAGTCAAATCTGCCTGAGTGGATGCAAAAAACTCCAAGACCTACTGGTGGCGGAGCACCATCAAGCAGAAGCACTACAGAAGTCCCTTCTGGAACCAAAAACCCATTTCTGCGCGAAAATTACAACTTGACAGAACAATCGCGTCTCTTTAGAACTGATCGCGACTTATATGACAGATTAAAATCCGCAGCTAATGGTTAAAATATAAATAAGCAAGGCTGTGCCTTCGCGCCTCTGTGGGGCAATCTGTAAACCTTTAACGATTATTTATCATGGCGACTCTTCGCTCTGATATTATCGTGCCTGAAGTATTCACTCCATATGTGATTGAGCAAACTACACAACGTGACGCTTTTCTCGCGTCTGGTGTAGTTCAACCACTGGCGGAGCTAAATGCTACAGAGGGCGGCGATTTTATCAGCATTCCTTTCTACAAGGCAAACCTAAGTGGCGACTTTGAGGTGCTGACTGACAGCTCTTCATTGACACCTGGCAAAATTACGGCCGACAAACAAGTTGGCGTTATGCTCCATAGGGGCAGAGCGTTTGAAGCGCGAGATTTGGCAGCACTTGCTGCTGGATCAGATCCAATGGCTGCAATCGGTCAGAAAGTTGCTGATTATGTTGCTAATCAACGCCAAAAGGATCTACTTTCTTGTTTGGCCGGTGTTTTTGGAAGCCTGGGGTCCACTAGCTCTTCTGCTGCTTTCTTCGGGCTAACAGTTGATGGTGAGTCTGGCGATTCACCCACCATGCTTTCACCGCGCCATATTGCTGAGGCTAAGTCCTTGCTTGGTGACCAAGGTGAGAAACTGGCGGCCGTGTGTATGCACAGCTCGGTTTTTTATAGCTTGGTTGAGCGTCGCGCAATTGATTATGTAACTAACACTGAGGCCCGACTGGACACGGCGGCGACTGGTGCAAGTACAATCAATGCTTTTGGCGGCTCAGTTGCTCGTGCATATGAAGACGCGAACACATTTGCAACCTATATGGGTCTGCGTGTGATTGTGTCAGATGATGTTCAGACAGCAGGCTCGGGCAGTTCTACTGAATACGCGAC